CTGCGTATAAACTCCGAAACGGCGACGTACTTCGAAGTGTAATCAAGCTGCATCTCTGTAGGAACTAGCAACTTGCTAATCTCAGCCATACGATTTGCACGTATATTGGCTTCGATGAGCAATTGCTCTGTGACAGAGACTCCGTAAACTTGCTCGAAAAGAACACGAGTGTCGCTTGACGGATTAAAAGCAGTTACATTAACAACATCTGGTAACAAGTCATGAAACCCATCTGCAACGAACCTAGGATGTGCTCCTTTGGTAAGCTGCAGTGCCAAGCGCGCCAGTTCTCCGATAATCGGACACTGTGGTGTCTCATACACGGTGGACAACGCTTTGGCCCTCAATAACTGATCCATTATTTCAGGACCAGCATTGATAAAAGAATGAGTCCACCCGAATCCCATAAGAAAACGTTTAGGATCCCGGATGATCTCCCCACTCTCTGAAAATATCATGCCACAAAAGGAGGCAAGACAGGGATCTGGGTATTGCTGTATTTTGATGGTGAATCCCAGTTGCTCGTAATCCTCCTTGAGGATAGGAACAGTGGATGCAAAAATGCCATCATCACCTTCAACAAAACCCGTTATTTCCCCCCCTTTTCGTGACACAATAAACTTGGCGAGCATGAGGTTCGTGAATCCATTGCCGAGTGAAGTACACATGTCTCCAGACATGCGTCTTCCCATGACCTTGGCCCTGATGCCCGTCCTCGTCCTCATCCTATTGACACCAGTCAACACACTCGTGATGAAACTGGCATCAACATCATTTGAGAGACACCACTCATAGAGCTGGCACTCACAAATGCGCAGCACCTGTGGCGTGAAGTGGCTTTCATATGCAGTGAAATCAGTGGCGTAGTAAATCAACCCGGCTTTCTTAAGGCCAGATATAAGAGCTGGACGGTCAGGAACAGGTGTGTGTTTGATGAAGTACTTAAGTTGGTACACAACATTTTCTATAGCCTTGAACCTTGGTCCCGACCAGACCTTGAATGGGTCAGCTCGACTATTTATCAAGCGAGCATGTTTATATTCCGGGTAAAACTCAGTTTTTCCGAAAGAATCCACATGACTTGCTTGCCTCTTAGTAGGGCGGCCGCCTCTCAGGTCTTCATATACGCCTCGGAGCTCTGCCTTCCGTTCTTCTGTGTAAGTGGTAGAGCTCAGCCATTCTTCAATCTCCATAGGTGAGACACGTGGCACATTGTCTCTAAGGAATTCTTTTACATAAGCAGCGAATTCCTTTAATAACTGCGGATCGCCTGGCGGTAAATCTCGTAACAAACGTTTCTTAAACCCATATTCAATAGTTTGTGGGTCGTTTGTATCATTACAAATTGGGGAATAACCAGGCACGGAACAATAGTTTAATCTCCTGAACATTCGTCTTCGTGGTCTTCTAACCTTCGGTTGTATAATTTTAACTTTCCCATCATCTACAAGAGCGGATGATGGCACCTCCAAAGGCAGCTCGCTAACTCTAGCACCTTCCGCGTACACTTTTCGCTTGGTTGTGTACGGGTCTATTAAGGCGACATCAACACTTGCATGCAAGCTGCCCCCTCCCAAAAATAATCACTCTCCCTGATCAATTCCATGGCCATGAGTTCCGTTCCGACCATAATCTGGAGAGCGTCCCTATCCGGGAGAGGGAAAGAAGCCAATCTTCTCATCTTCTGTCTGATAGTGTTACGGACAGACTCTGCGTTACAACCCCTATCATACTCAGCAACAATGGACGATATTAGATGGGGCACGTAGGGTATGTACAAGATTCGCGATTCACGAAGAATCAACGAAAGTGATAATCCACTTGCCATACCGATGAACAAAGTAACGAAAAATTTCACGAGCAGCGCGTTTGAAACCCCGTGTTTGTAGGCCATAACACTAGTGTAAACGAGGTTCACCAAGAACAGCAACAGATGAAGCCAAAAGAAAGAATTCGTTCTTGTGGTCTTGAATTCAATCTGCTGGCAAACGAAAGGTTGTTTCGTTTCTAGCACATTGCGGTTTGGAATCAGCCGGCGTTCTTCTTGGTAAGGAATAGTCTTGGTTGAAACCCTGAAACTGTGTAAAGACAGCGGGGGGTACAGCCAACTCAATAATGATGTCTCTGAGGCATAACGACGAGCGACATTCCTAATCAAGCGAGATTGGAGGCGAATGCCATCCAATACAACTTCACCTCCCAACTCTTCATCTCCTCCGTGCTCTGAGTGTGTCTCCACATGGTCAGGGACACGGGGCGGAAGTGTGGGGGTTAAATCAGGTGTGATGCATTCACTATTAGAATCCAGGTCAATACTGGTGAATACATCATCATCCGAGGTAGTCAATGCGGAACTATCATCGCACTGACTCAAACTTTCAACAAGGGGGGCAGGCGCTACGTGGTCTAACGACGCCTGGTCAGCGACATGGTACACTGGCACTTCTTTGCTAAGGAATAGAAACAATCTTTCCAATGTTTCTTCAAGAGACCCACTGGCATCAATGTGGATCATGTTTAACTTTTCGAAATAATCAATCTCTCTCTCTCTTTTCTTTTGAGGGTGAGTTGGGTTTCTACTCCTTCGCCGCTGCATTATCACCGACTTGGGGGCGGTCAACACAGCTGGCACGTAACCTGGCGGACAAGCATCAACAGACATGCCCGCTGCAAAGAAAACTAACGCAGGTGGTCTACGGCCTGCTTCCGTTATTATGGCCTTGTTGTAAAGTAAATCCATGTTCTGTGCGGTGACTCCCTTCTGCCAGTAATTGACAGGTCCAAAGGCGGGACGAGAATTCGGATTAGACCTAATCTGCTCATCGACAACGCATTGAATGACCTCTAAGTCAAATGAATGCGGCAACATCCTGGATAGCGTTGATTTCCCAATCCCAGAGACGCCAAAAATGACAGCTCCTTTAATGGGCACCAGGGCTGGGGCGTTCTCTGGAACAAGATCGCCCCCCATCACAGGCTTGAATTGTCTAGGGTACAATCCTCTAATAGGGTGAGTACCTTTGAAGTTTCGCCCGTCGAGACGGAACTGTGATCCGCGTCCGTATCTCCCAAGTGTTGATGAACACAAGGGACATTTCAGATGCCACCAGCCAGCTCCTTCCTCGACCTCACCAACACATTCTATGCCGTCAAATTCACATGGCGGCAAAACAACCTTCACGGATGGCCCGGGGTTCTGCTCTGTACCTGCTCTCAGCAACAATTGATTCCTCATTTTTCGAAGCTGCTTGGCAGAGACACCCGTCTTATCACCATTGTCAAATTGTTCAATGGTCATTTTGGGAAGTTCACCTGTTCGATTGTACCTCCGATACACAGAGACAAGCTGTATAGGCTTGTCCACTGGTACATGAAGACGTTTCACAGGTTTCTTTTTACCCCTCATATGTTTCGGCGGGAGCCCGACGTTTAATTTGAAGAAATTGATCCTGTTCTTCACCATCTTACTGGCGCCTTCGGTATGTGATTCCAACCGTTGCCGCCGAGCTTCCCTGGTCATTGCCGTGAATCGTTGTTCCCCACGAACTTCTTGTTTGATGCCTTTCTTTCCACTCGAGCGACTCACTGTATGATCGCCTCCAGCCTGACCTCGCAAACGAAAACGCTTCTCATCTGCATGTTGGCGACTGGTGGTAACCTTAGTCATGAGCCTCCGCTTGGCGGCGTGTCTATCCGGCTTGGCATAATCTCCTTCATCTCGTTGAACGACGAAGTTGCCACGCCGGCCTCGAGTGTGCTTCCTGTCAAGGTTAGGCGTGAAGTCCACCTTTTCCTTGTACTTATCACTCGCTCGTGGGGCTTTGATGTTGGCATTTTCGGTTAAAGGCAAGATAGGACCTTCTTCAATGCCAACACCAGAAAGGGCACGTAGGACAGCATAATAATCCCCCGTGAAATATGACCCATATTGCGAAATGGCTTCACCATCCGCAGTATAGTATTTAACACGAGCACGGTTATTAATGCCCTCGGTTCCATCCCAATTGATGGAAACGAGTTTAATAGGACTAAAGGAGGTTGAGCTGTATTGACCCAGCTCGAGGTCTTCTGTTCCTAAGGTCGCAGTGCAAATTCTTCTCACAAAGATGCACGAATCTCTGTGAAGGGCCCCATATGAGTCGCAATCTGCGTTGTTCATACCAGGTCCGCGTCTCTCAAAAACCGGTGGGCACTATGTCAAGCTGGAAAGGAGTAGGATGGAAACCAAAACGAGATTGGAATTACACATTGCCATACCTTCACAAGCACTGAAACAGCCAAGGTGATTCGGGCTTACAGTGCGGACAGACTCATTTGACATAATGGGTCG